TTATGATTGTAATTTTGATTTCATTATATCTAAGATAGTCTCCTCTGTTTTGACCATGCCAGGTGAGGCGATTAATCCCATATTACGCATAGTTTCTTCAGGAGTTGAACCATTGATGCCGTGTAGGTTTTCTATGCATATACCAGCCATTGCAAAGTCTTTTGAACGAAAAGCCGTATCTACAGCTGAGACACCCTTCATAACACATCCATGGTTTCCTCCGTCACAAATCATCCCAGTGATGCTACTCGCCATGTTGTTAAGGCATCTGGATATCGCTTCAGTATCACCACCGTCAAGGTATACAAGCGCAGAAGCCATACCGCTTCCAGCAGCGATAGCACATCCGCAAAATGCAGATAGTTTACCAGAATACTCTTTTATATATGTACAGACTAGATAGCTGAGAGCGGTTGCTCGGATAAGTTTCTCCTCTTCGATATTATGGATTTTACAGTAGCCATATAGAGGAAGTGTAGCTATGATTCCATGTGCACCAGAGCCAGTAATACTCATCGCTGGAGCATCAAGTCCAAGCACTCTCGCTTCAATCGCAGCATTGCATAATAAACTTGCTGTATCGACAGCGTTATCACTGATGGTTATATTTCCGTTATTTTTATATAGCGATTTTGCAAAAGTCGTGCGGTCACTAGCCATGGCAAGATTGTAAAGGTGGAGATTAACCGTGTAAGCATCCTTAATAAACGCTATATCATCAAATGAAACTTCGTTAACTAGGTTGACAAAATCTTGAAGAGTGTACTTGTGAATTATCGGTGGTTCAGCAGGTTCAGACTGGTCATAAGCGGGTGAATCACTGCCCTCTACAATTTCGCCGTTGTGTTTTATGTATGTAATATTGGTATGGCTATCCCAAATTATTACCTCAGCGGATTCATCACCACAGCGGGCGATTACTTCTATGTGTATGCGGCTGCTAACCTCTGATAGCAAAACCGTAATCCGGCCATCGGCAATCATCTTCTCAGCGGCTTTATTATCATCAGGAGTGACTGACGAAAGACACTCGAGCCCCATAGAAGGGTCGGCGGCGATTGCACCGAGTGCTGCTGCATATAGGTTGCCTAGGTGAGGGCTGCTCGGAATACCACAGGTAAAAGCATTTTTGTATATACCGCTATTAAGTCTAAGTTCGATGCTATCTACCTCGCCGTCAAGGTACGAACAAGCCGTCGAAACAGCAAAAGCTATAGCACCTGGTTCAGTAACACCTAGTGCAGGCTTCATATCAGATTTTAATAGTTCTATAAGCTCGTGCATTTGATACTCCTTTCTGTGTATTTACATAATACCATATACGTGAATATAATAACGGCTTGCGTTTAGATTCCGTTTATGTTAATCTAGTTAGGCATGATTTGAATATGATTGCGTTAGCCTCGTGTGGAGGATTGACCGAGTGGCTAAGGAGCCTGATTGGAAATCAGGTAAGGCGTAACAGCCCCGTGGGTTCGAGTCCCATGTCCTCCGCCAATATAACTAGAACCGTTGAATTATCAACGGTTCTTTTATTTGTACACGAATTATACACGAATTTTATTCAATATAGTTAAAGCCTTGTCTTCTTCCTGGGGGTAGAAGTGGCTATATGTATTAAGTGTCTGCTCTATGTTACTGTGTCCGAGCCTACGACTTATCTCTAGGATATTAACACCATTATTAGCTAATAGTGATGCATGACTGTGTCGGAAGTCATGTATGCGTATATGATGTAGTCCTGCATCATCTGCAATCCTGAAATTCATTTTAGAAAGTGTAGAGTCCCGGAGAGGTCGGATACCACCGCAGATATAATAATCATCGTTAAATTCCTTGTAGGTCTTACCATGTTCTTTATGTTCTTTTAATATATCAATTAGCGGTTCGGGAAGCTGCACAACTCTATTACTAGATTTATTCTTTGGCGGGGTCTCTCTGTCTGAGCCTTGCAGCTTCTGCGTAATACTCTTTGTGATATGTATAGAGTTTCCTTTTATATCATGCCAACGCAGGGCATGTATTTCGCCTTTTCTAGCCCCTGTATAGTAAGCTATGGCAAAGAATACGTAATAATCATAAAAACTTATCTCTGTTGCGATATTCCACGCTGAAGAGGCATAGCGGAGGTACTCCTCAGGAGTATAATAATGCAGCTCTTCCTTACGTTCGTATGCATCACGGAAGTTAGGCACTTTTGCTAGTGGGTTGCTCTGCAAATATTCATTTTGCACAGCCCAATTAAGCAATGATTTGAACACTGTATATATATTGGATTTACTTCTGTGCTTTAAATCTAGGTCGCCTATACCTCTCTTCCATTCTGTCAGAGATTGGAGATTCAACTTGTTTATCCTTATATCAAGAGGGCGAACATATCTATTGAGAACTCGACTGTTTTTATCTAGTGTGCTTTCTCGGAGTTCGTGTCTTTTATCCTCTATGTATAGATCTATTAACTCTGATACTGTTAATGTACTTGATGGTGTATGATCAGATTTCTGCAACTGAGCCTCAAGTGTCTTGGCAGCATCAAGTCCATATGCAACTCTTGTAAGTGAATGAGCCTTGCCGCTATCATCTGTATAATTAACACGGACCTTATATTTTGTGAGACCATTCTTTTTATCTCCAGTTTTATATATAGGCATGATACACCTCCATAAAATTCGTATATTTTTGCACTAAAAAAGCACCTACAGTAACTATTTAGTCAATATAGTTGTAATTAAGTGGTGCTACTGATATACTCATTATCGATATTGTGTTGTGTTATTGGTGATTACATCAATAGCTCCGAATCGCTCCTATTGCCGTAGGGGCGGTTTTTTTATTTATTCAATACATTTATTAACAAATCTATATTTGTTGCATATTTCGGTTTATTTCCTAGTTCATAATCAAGTAAATAATTTTGGCAAGCTTTGATGATATTCTTCTCCTCTTTATCAAGAAAAGCTTTCATCATCTGATAAAACATGCCCTCCATATTAAATCTATTTACTTTTGTTCTATCTACAGGAAACATTTTAATAAAATGAACACCGTGCCTGTACGTGTCTTTCGTTGTATGCCTAGTAGGTAAAGGGTAGTACTGACATTTAGGAGTATTAGGGCTTATATTAGACCTAATAGGTATTGCAAAATCATAAAAACTTCCTTTATATTTGAGCTTTATTATTAAAGCACACGGGCGTTTTGCTTTTTGCAACATCTCTGGATCAACAGTATATTTTTTTAATTCTTTAGCATCCAAAGACACTATTTTCATAATTCCTCCTAAACATAAAAGGGACTCACCAACTGGCAAGTCCCTTAATAAACGAATATTATACGCCGTTAAGCACCCCGTCCGTCACGGAAGTTAAACATACGAGTGTGTTATATTCTAACCGTAACACGCGGTTCTTAAGTAGACTATACCAAATATTCTATTAACTTTCTAGTTGTTTTTATATATTTTTATGTGTTTTTTATTACACTTAATTGCTTTTAAGTGATTCCTAGTGATTCCTAGTGATATATACTGATTCCTTTAGGTTGTGCAATGGTACCAGTGTCTTCCACAATTCTATCGAATTCGATGGAATTGAAAACAGGTTTAGCTAAATGCTTCCACACACCTAAACTGGATGCTCACCATCATCTTTTCTTGATACTCTTTACCCATATACACCTCCTGCGCTATACTATGCCATCAACTCGTGTCTATTTGCGAGTTCCTGTACAATCTGAATAAGCATCACAAACAGAAATCAAGTCTCTTTTCCCAAAATTCTCCCAGTCATTTATATTTTGAACAGCAGTTGAATTGAATGTGCAAGTAATTATACTCGGGTATTTTTTGCTTGAGATGGTGACGTCATTCCATTTTACTTCTTTGTCGAATTGCATTACCTCTGAAACACATGCTGCAAGCTCCGCACCCTCGGAATCAAAGGCTTCATTGTCATTATCATAATTTCTTGAAACTTTTACATTTAGATAAATCTCTTTTGTATCTTCATGATATTCAATATCAGCCGAAGGGAAATGTTTCATTATAATGAATTTAACAGAATTTTCCGGTGCTTTATTACTTTTGTATTTTTCTAATTCTTTCTTTTCTTGAGCTGCGGCTTTCTTTTGAGCTTCAACTTTTTTGGCATTAGAAATTTCTGAAATTATACCTATTAAACCCAGACACAGAAATGCACATATAATAATTATGATAGTTCTTTTTCGTTTAGCATCTGTTATTTTCATAGCGGAATCCTTTCTTTCTTAACGCTATTTTTTACCTAGAGTGATAAGTTCCTACACATTCTCCAACTATACAAACATCGTCTATGTCTGCCAATACCGGAGAATATTCTGCGTTACAGGGTTGTAACATTATCTTGTTATCCATTTTGTACAGTTTCTTAAGCGATGCAGACTCTTCAGCGCCCCAGCAGACAGCATAGATCTCGCCGTCTTCGTAATCAAAGTCCTTGCGGAGGAAGGCAAAATCACCATCATATATGCCAACATCAACCATAGAATTACCCCTAACCTTAAGACAGTAGTCAGCTTTGATAGTGCGATCCACATAGAAATATCCCTCAAAGTTTTCCTCGCAGTAAACACCATCACCAGCACAAATCGTTCCCAGAATAGGCACCGCATAAGCTGCAGGCATAATAATATTCGATGGAAGATGTCGGCGTTCTGATGATTTATTCTCGAGATCAGTTTCGACTAACTCGCTAATTGATAAATGAAATATATCAGCAAGTTGCCTCAACACTCCCATATTAGGTTCTGAATCACCAGTTTCCCATTTTTGAATAGTAGTGAAGGATTTATAACCGACCATTTCTGCGAGTTCTTCTTGAGATATATTTCTTTGTTTTCTTAAAAATCTGATGTTGTTTGCAAAGCTCATAAAAACTCCTTGTTATTCAACGATTAGTATGTGCCTACATTATATCTAAAATAGAAACAAAATCAAGTAAACTTGATGAAAAAACAAATTAAATTGAAATAATTTCAAATAAACTGTTGACACTTGAAATAATTTCATGTAATGTTGTGACAACAAGAAACTTAAATTAAGAAAGGAAAGGTAATAATAAAATGAAATACTCGCTAAAAGAGTTAAGAGCCAGACTTGGTTTAACGCAAGCAGAAATAGCAGAAAAACTTGGAATTTCAACACAGACCTATAACTCTTGGGAGAATGATTTTTCAAAAGTCAAAATGAAAGATGCGCTAAAAATAGCAAGGCTATGTGGAATTTCAATAGATGAGTTTAAATTCTAATTTTTTTTTGCCCGATACTTGAAATAATTTCATGTAATTAAATAGCTATAAAAAGCACCAGAAAGGAGGTGCACAGGTGAACAAACTCGAGGTAAAAGATAACAGATTCTACCTAGATGGTTCAGAACTAACATTCTTGACAGAAATTACCATAGACAAACTTTCATCTAAAACGGCAAGAGTAAGCCTGTCTATGGTCGTAAAAACTACAGGTGAGATTGAATTGCCGATAGGGCTACACTGGACGCTATCTGCACGAGCGCCTGAACCGTGTTAACACCAGCGTCTTTAGCAACGTTTTTTACACGGTTCCAAAGTTTCTCGCTTTGGATGTTGCCTATAAATTGATGACCTTCTGGAGTCAGATACTTTATAGAGCAGCTACCACTCACAAACCAGCCACCCATGAGGATAAGGTTTGACAATTCCGCTTGCTTAATATGATACATTACTTCATTTTCCGGAAAGTCTAATAAACAAGACGGCATTTCAAACGGCCCGATAACCACAGAATTGTCCAGGTCTGTTTCATCCTCGACGAATAAGAGTATTGCACGTAGGCAATCAGGATTTAGTTTCATACTTAATCACCTCCTTTCATAAATATACCTGAGGTGATTATACAGCAAAACAGAAAGGAGACACACATGCAAATAGGCAATAAAGAAGTAAAAGAAATAGTCATCAAAGATAACACCGGTGAACTTATCGCAGATATTACCGATGATGACATAATCTCAAAGACCAATATAATCGTCGAACTTATTAGCACCAAAGAAGATAAAGAGATGAGTTTGCAAGAGATCCAAGTTAAGACAGCAAATAAGTTGTACGAGGCTATAGGTAGCATGATCATCAATGAACTATCTATTGAGTCAGCCGAAAGAATAGTAGATTCGCTAGTAAAGGTTATGGATGTAAAGCTTGGATAAAAAGTAGAGGTAAGGTCAATATGAAGAAATCTGAAGAGATAAGAAACATACTCAAAATTGAGAGGCGAAAACGCAACATGAATTATAAAGAGTTCGGTGCGTTGCTGGGCTGCATAGGTCGATCTGTATCTTACTGGGAAGCGGGAACGAGAAATATTTCACTGAATGCTGCAGATGAAGCATTAAAGAAATTAGGGATAACACTAGAAATAGGTAGAAACAAAGAATAATAGCATCACAACACTATATCAAGGAGGCACACTATGAACAACACAAGATTCCCTCGTGTAAGAGCCTCGACCAAGGCTGCACACGAGATATACCACAATAACACATACCTGCTGTCAAGAGATATTAAGGACCTTTTTAACTGTTCGCCTAGCACAGCGGGGAGAATTAAGAGGATAGTGCTAGAGGAGATGGCAGAGAGAAACGAACGGATTTACTCGGACATCCCTGGATTAATAGACAAAGATATTTTGTTTGAACTGGCAGGACTAGATATCGCGAAGATAGACAAGAGCTACAAGGAGCTTATGAGGTACGAAAATGTTTGATTCGATGAAAGAAGTAATGCACCAGGCGTGCGAAGAAGAGGGTACCACGCCAATACAGGAGATAATCGCTGCGGTAGGAGTTACAGCATTAATCCCAATGTTATGGATAACCCTCTACATGCTGGGGGCGAGATAAGGAGGAATTATGGATAGCATTAAATATTCAGAACTAAATGATTTGTACGAAAAACTACAAGATAGATTATCTAGAAAGCTCGATGAAACATACGTGCCATATCGACTTATTCTCACTAGCAAAGAGCGAGAAGGCTACAGGAAAGGCATCCGTGCATGTAAATCGATTATCAAAGATGAGTTCAGTCGGCTCAGTAAACAAGGAGGCAACTTATGATATTTAAGACTTTTGTAATCGGCATGGTGCTAGTAGGCATCGCAATAATCTTATCAGAGTTACACCGATACACGGTGTACAGCGAAGAGTTAGAGAGGGAGGACGAAAATGCTAGATAAAGAACGCATATACGGCTACGCAAAGGCATACCTAGAGTCGGTTACGGATCTGTTGAAGGATAAAGCTGAAGAGGCTGAAAGCGACTTTTATATAGGTGATAAAAACCTACTGAGATCGGCTCTGAATCAGTATGAGGACGATTTAAGTGAGCTAGAGGTACTCATGGAGGGAAAGAAGTATGAATAACTTAGGACTTGAACCTAAACATGAAAAGCACGGAAGACTATATCACTTCTTCAAGGACATTCTAGGCGAAGACAAAACTCGTCCTAGAGCAGAGTGCGACTGGCACGACCCAAGGCTTGATAAAGAGCCAACGGATGAAGAGATGAAGGCAATCGTCGACAGGTACGTAGATGATCCAGACGATGTGATGCCACTAGTGGACTAGGTGGCGGTTATGAAGGTGACTATTGTAAGAGACTGCTCTGATAAAGAGGATTTTGAAAAACTTCACAGAGCACTGAAAGGATTAAAGGCAAATGAAATTAATTTTAGAGCTATCAGCAGAAGAAGCGGTGAAAGCTATAGAGAATCGAACACTAGTAGCACTCGCTAATTCGCTTAAAGCAAAGCAGGAGGAGTCTAGCAATGAGCAAGATAAAAATTAATAAGCTTGAAATTGAAAATGTAAAGAGGGTTAAGGCTGTAAAATTTGAGCCCACAGCAAATGGTATTACCGTCATTGGTGGTGATAACGGACAGGGGAAAACAAGTGTACTAGATAGTATTGCCTGGACACTTGGAGGTAATAAATTTAGACCTTCACAGCCTGTTCGAGAAGGATCTGTTATACCTCCTAATCTACACATCGTTATGAGTAATGGACTTGTTGTTGAGAGAAAAGGTAAGAATTCAGATTTGAAAGTTATTGATCCGGATGGTAACAAGGCAGGACAACAGCTACTAGATTCATTCGTTGAAGAACTGGCATTAAATCTTCCTAAGTTTATGCAGCAGTCTAACAAAGAAAAGGCTAATACACTACTGCAGATTATAGGTGTAGGAGAACAGTTAGTTGCTCTAGAAAAAGAAGAACAGGATGCATATAACCGTAGACACGCTATCGGTCAGATTGCTGACCAGAAAGAAAAGTTTGCAAAGGAACAAGAGTATTATCCTGATGCACCGAAAGAGCTTGTATCTGCATCAGATCTAATAAAGCAGCAGCAGGAAATACTGGCCAGAAATGGTGAGAATCAAAAGAAAAGGGAGAACCTAGCATCAATACAAAAACTGCATGAGGAAACGGTAAATAGGGTTGAGATGTTAAAAAGGGAACTTTCAAATGCTGAAAATGAACTTGCGAAAGTAATAGGAGATTTAGCAACTGCTAGTAAATCCGCTAAAAACCTGATTGATGAATCAACCGAGGAGCTCGAAAAGAGCATAACAGAAGTTGACGAAATCAATAGGAAGGTAAGAGCCAATCTCGACAAGGATAAGGCTGAGGAAGATGCTAGAGATTACAGAGAAGAATATGATGCACTGACTACAGAAATAACTGAAATAAGAAAGAGGAAAACAGCTCTGCTGGATAATGCGGATTTACCATTAGAAGGATTATCCGTTGAAGATGGAGATCTTATTTATAACGGATTCAAATGGGATAACATGAGTGGTTCAGAGCAACTGAAGGTAGCAACTGCCATTGTCCGCAAACTAAATCCAAATTGCGGCTTCGTCTTAATAGATAAGCTGGAACAGATGGATGTAACAACTCTAAATGCATTTGGAGAATGGTTAGAATCAGAAGGACTACAAGCTATTGCTACGAGAGTAAGTACGGGAGATGAGTGCTCAATTATCATCGAAGATGGGTATGTAAAATCTCAAGAGCCAACGGTTGAAAATGCACCAGATGTTGATAAATATCCACAGACTAGATGGGAATTTTAGGAGGTACTAATGAATATAACAAGAGGGAAAATCGCAAAAGCTCAAAGAGTCGTTATATATGGTGTTGAGGGTATTGGTAAATCGACACTAGCATCTAAATTTCCTAATCCACTATTTATAGATATCGAAGGATCTACAGGAAATATGGATGTTGCTAGGCTAGATAAACCAACAAGCTTCTCAATGCTCGTTAACGAAGTTAGCTTCGTAAAAGCTAATAAAGAGGTTTGTGACACATTAATCATTGATACGGCTGATTGGATGGAAAAGTTAATTATCGAGCAGATATGTCAAGCTCATAATAAGACAGACATTACTCAGTTTGGATATGGTGATGGATTTGTAAAGCTTGAGACTGAGATAGGAAGATTTTTAAATCTACTTTCAGATCTTGTTGAGATGGGAATCAACGTTGTACTAACAGCACATGCTATTATCCGCAAATTTGAACAACCTGATGAGATGGGAGCTTATGACCGATACGAATTAAAGCTAGGAAATAAGACCACTGCTAAAACTGCAGCTCTTGTGAAAGAATGGGCGGATATAGTTTTATTCTGCAATTACAAGACACATGTATTCGCTACTGACGACAAAGGCAAGAAACATAAGGCGCAGGGTGGAGAGCGAGTAATGTATGCAGAACATCATCCATCATGGGATGCTAAAAATCGTCATGGTCTGCCATTCGAGATGCCTATGGATTACAAGAATATTGCTCATATATTCAATAAAGCAACGCAGTCAGCAACACCAGAAAGTGCTGCTCCTACATGGACACCAGGAGGTGGGGCTGTTGATGACTCAATACCACAATCAGCAGAGGTAGCTGGTGAGCAAAAGGCAGAATCAGAAGCAGAACCACAAAAGACGGATGATAACAATAATAAGGTTTATGAGATGCCTTCAAGCATCCCTAAAAATGTCCAGGACCTGATGAAGTCGGACAATGTATCAGTTGAACAACTTAGCGAGTTCTGGTCAAAAGCGGGGCATTTCCCAAAAGATATGCCTATCCAGAACATACCAACTGAATACTGGAATATGCTCAGTGCACACTGGAATAAAGTTATTGAAACTGTAAATAATTAGTTAAAAGGAGAAAAAAAGAAATGGAAAACAATTACGCAAGAGAGTTTGATTGGAATGATGAGATTGCCCAGGATAGTGAATTTTTACTACTGCCTGAAGGAGATTATTACTTCACTGTAGAGAGTTTTGAAAGGGCAAGACATACACCTTCAGCTGGTGGTAAACTGCCACCTTGCAACAAGGCAATAATCAATATCGTGATTAGTACAGCAGATGGTGATGTTAGGCTTAAGCACAATTTATTTTTGCATAGCTCAACAGAAGGATTACTTTCAGCATTCTTCGGAGCTGTTGGACTAAAGCAAAAGGGACAGCCTTTGAAAATGGATTGGAACGCAATCATAGGTAAGCAGGGTGTGTGCAAGGTAGGTCAGCGTGAGTATAACGGTAATAAGTTTAATGATGTTAAGCGCATGATTTACAAGGAAGATGTTGATAACACCAAAGTTCTTAACACGTCGAAAAATGCAGGTTTTCAGGAAGTCATGGATCCAGAAGCTTTCGCTTGGTAAAAGACAATGAAATTAAGAGATTACCAAGAAGAAGCTAGAGCCGCCATAAATTCAGAGTGGGATAGTGGAAATAAGAAAACTCTGTTGGTACTTCCTACAGGCTGTGGCAAGACGATTGTTTTCTCTAAGGTCATTGAGGATCGTGTAAGGCTAGGCGAGAGAGTTCTCGTCCTAGCCCATAGATCCGAATTACTAGATCAAGCTGCAGATAAGCTAAAGAAGGCTACAGGTCTTACTACAAGCACCGAGAAGGCGAGTGAAAGTTGCTTAGACAGTTGGAATCGTGTTGTGGTTGGTTCTGTCCAGACGCTGCAGAGATCTAAGAGGCTAGCAAACTTTGACACTGACTATTTTGACACAATAGTGGTTGATGAAGCTCATCACTGTATATCGGAAAGCTATCAGAGAGTTTTAACACATTTTGATAATGCAAAAGTACTTGGAGTTACCGCTACACCAGATAGAGGGGATATGCGTAATTTAGGCTCATATTTTGAAAGTCTGGCATATGAGTACACTCTACCTAAAGCTATAAAGAGTGGGTACCTAAGTCCAATCAAAGCTTTAACTATACCTATTCAATTAGATTTGAGCAGTGTATCTATACAGTCAGGTGATTTTAAGGCAAGTGAGATAGGTACAGCACTAGATCCATATCTTGAACAGATTGCAGATGAAATGATTAAATACTGCAGTGATAGAAAGACTGTTGTATTTCTGCCACTAGTTAAGACCTCACAGAAGTTCAGAGATATTCTAAATTCTAAAGGATTTAAGGCAGCAGAAGTAAATGGGGATAGCAAAGATAGGGCGGAGATTTTAGATGACTTTAGCCAAAATAAATACAATGTACTATGCAATTCAATGTTGCTCACGGAGGGCTGGGATGAACCTTCTGTTGACTGCATAGTTGTCCTCAGGCCAACAAAAATACGTAGCCTATATTCACAGATGGTTGGGCGCGGAACGAGGCTATCAGAAGGAAAAGAAGAGCTTTTACTACTGGATTTTCTGTGGCACACAGAACGCCACGAATTATGTCATCCGGCTAGCATTATTTGTGAAAATGAGGAAGTAGCAAAGAGGATGACTGAAAACATGGAGAGCCTTGCAGGTATAGAGATGGACATTCAAGATGCAGAAGAAAAAGCTGCATCAGATGTCGTTACTCAACGAGAAGAAGCACTTGCACAACAGCTTGCTGAAATGAGGAAGCGAAAAAGAAAGCTAGTAGATCCACTGCAATTTGAGATGAGTATACAGGCTGAGGATTTATCAAATTATGTGCCTTCGTTTGGTTGGGAAATGGCTCCGCCTTCTCAAAAACAAGTAAAGGCACTAGAAAAGTTAGGTATTTTACCTGATGAAATAGGCAATGCAGGTAAAGCATCAAAGCTTTTAGACAGACTAGATAAGCGAAGAGAAGAGGGATTAACAACTCCTAAACAAATACGATTCCTAGAGAGTAAAGGCTTCCAGCATGTAGGCACATGGCAGTTTGAAAGTGCAAGACATCTCATAGATAGGATTGCTGCTGGTGGATGGAGAGTGCCAAGAAATATAGACCCTAAAACATATGTCCCTAATTAGTGGAGAGAGATAAGGCTATGGATAAAGAAAAAGAGAAACTTTATATTGTTTGCAATTCAGCGAAAGAAATAGCTCCAAGACATATACTGAGAATTTATAAGCGGAAAGCAGATGCATATAAATTCTTGGGTAAGTATGTCTCAGAGCTAAATAATAGCACCTATACTGGATATCTAAGTATAGCAGAAAAGGTGGTAGGTGATAATGATGATTTAACAATTTTAGGAGAAAAAGATGGAATATAACAACTTTTTAGAATTATTAAATTACATACAGCCATCCTCACTAGATTATCAGGAATGGATAAACGTGGGAATGGCTCTAAAACATGAAGGCTTTTCTGCGGATGTATGGGACGATTGGAGCAAAGCAGATAGAAGATATAAGCCTGGTGAATGTTATAGAAAATGGAACACTTTCACCGGCACATCTTCACCTGTAACTGGCGGAACTATATACCAGCTTGCCGTAGATGCAGGATGGAAGCCTGAAAAAACATCTCATGAGCTTAATTGGGATGATGAGATAGATAAAGACTATCAGATTGTAGAAAAGGAATGGGTGGAAGGTATCGAAATAAAAGAACCTGACGTATGGAATCCTGTTAATGATCTCATTAAGTATTTGGAAATATTATTTGATAGTACTGAAAATGTCGGTTATGTAACTGAGGTTTGGGAGAAGGATGGTAAATATATGCCATCTAAGGGGAACTATGACAGAACCGCAGGACAGCTCATAGAGCAGTTATCTAAGTGCGATGGTGATATAGGTTCAGTTCTTGGTGACTACAGAGAGGAAGCGGGCGCTTGGATTAGATTTAATCCACTTGATGGAAAAGGCGTTAAGAATGACAACGTAACTGATTACAGATATGCATTGGTAGAATCCGATTCAATGGATCTAGATAAACAAAATGCACTCATTAGAGAGCTCGAGCTTCCGATTGCAACTCTCGTATATAGTGGTAAAAAGTCGCTACACGCTGTTGTAAGGATAGATGCTAGGGATTACACCGAATATCGCAAAAGAGTTGATTATATCTACTCTATTTGTAAAAAGAACGGGCTAGAGATTGATACTCAGAATAAGAATCCTAGTAGATTATCAAGAATGCCTGGAGTGATAAGAAATGGTCGGAAGCAGTTCCTAATTGATACAAATATAGGTAAATCATCATATGAAGAGTGGTATCAGTTTATAGAGGATATTAACGACGACCTCCCGGACCCAGAGGGACTCGAGGCTTATTGGGATGACATGCCAGAGCTAGCGCCAGAGTTAATACATGGAGTACTTAGACAAGGTCATAAGATGCTCATTGCAGGACCATCTAAAGCAGGTAAGTCATTTGCTCTAATAGAGATGTGTATAGCGATAGCAGAGGGTAACAAGTGGCTAAACTGGCAGTGTGCGCAAGGTAGGGTTCTATATGTAAATCTAGAGCTTGATAGAGCCTCTTGTTTACATAGGTTTAGAGATGTATATGAGGCATTAAACATAGCCCCTGAAAACATCAATAATATCGATATTTGGAACCTCCGCGGAAAGACTGTACCGATGGATAAATTAGCCCCTAAATTAATCCGTAGAGCGATTAAAAAGGACTACATAGCAGTTATTATTGACCCTATATATAAAGTGCTTACAGGCGACGAAAACAGCGCAGATCAGATGGCTCATTTCACTAATCAATTCGATAAAGTGGCTACTGAGTTAGGGTGCAGTGTTATTTATTGTCACCACCACTCTAAGGGTGCCCAGGGCGGTAAGAAGAGCCTAGATAGAGCTTCCGGAAGTGGAGTATTCGCTAGGGACCCAGATGCTCTTATAGACTTAATAGAGCTTGAATTAACAGATGAAATATATTCAATGCAGCTTAATCAGGCCAAGTGTAAAGTCTATGAAAATGCAATTAAAAAGCATAATCTTGGCTATTACGAGGAACATGTAGGCATAGATGACACTATGAGTTTACCTCAGATGAGTGAGCACGCTAATAGGGCCTTAACTAAGTCTACACTGACAAAGTGTTCTATAGAGTGTAACACTGCGGAGGAAAGAATTCGCACACTTAGCGCTTGGAGAATCAGTGGTACGTTAAGAGAATTTGCCAAGTTTAAGCCTGTAGATATGTGGTTTAAATATCCAAAACATGAGATTGATGATGTAGGAATACTCGCAGATATTGAGCTTGGTGATGATAAGCCAGCATGGAAAAAAGCCGTTGAGAATCGTAAGAAAAATGCTAAACAGTCAAAGGAAAATAAGCTAAATGAATTCGAAATTGAATTCGCTAATCTTGAACTAGATGGTGAGGTTCTCATGTCTGAATTGGCAAATGCATTAGGGTTATCTTCACATAGACAGATTGGAATTTGGCTCGGTAATAGTAAAAAATCTAGACCCGAATACAAGGAAAGATTTGAGACTTATACAGGAGAAGATGGACAACGATATGTAAAAAGGAAAGATGTGTGAGGGGTACGGCAGACCATAAAAACATAGTTGGTTGTACCCGTATGACAGACTATAAAGTTTATAGTTCGCTGTATGGGTACGGTAGACCATAAATTTATAGTCAACCGCATGGGTACAGACCCCTATACTACGTATAGGTATTGTCATACCCCCCATGCAAGCATGTACATACCCCTATGTGGTGGGGCGGATAATGCTGCCGCCCCGCCCACACATAGGGATAGTGATACATGCACCGCGCGAGAGGGAGGCGTCGAAAAGATGATTGAATTTTTTATGCCGATGATTCCGCCTAGTGTGACTCATCAGGAAAAGAAAGTTAGGGTAGTAAAAGGTAAGCCCGTTCTTTACGAACCTGATGCATTAAAGACTGCTAGGGGTAAATTGATAGGGCATTTAGTACATCATGTACCAGAGCGGAAAATAACTAGACCTATTAGGCTGGTAGTCAAGTGGTGTTTTCCGATTAGGCAGACTAAGTGTGATGGGCAGTATAAAGATACTAAGCCAGATTTAGATAACGCTCAAAAGTTATTACAAGACTGTATGACTTATGTGGGATTTTGGAAAGATGATGCTCAGATAGCAAGTCTTATTTGTGAAAAGTTCTGGGCAAAGATTCCAGGAATTTACATTAGGGTTGAAGAGTTAGAGGAGGTGTAAGATGCGTATGACTGATTTAATGAATATCGCCAATCATTACGGACTAAAGCATCAACTTGTTAAGTGCAAGGAAGAGCTAGGTGAACTTATAAAGGCTATCGATTCATTGGACGAAAAGGCAATTGTTGAGGAGATAGCTGACGTTGAGATTATGATTGACCAATTAAAGTATCTTATGTGCGCTTCTGTAATTGTCGAACACTATCGAGACTATAAGATATCTAGGCAGTTAGGCAGAATTGCGAAGGAGCAGAGTCATGAGTGTGATAACTAAAGAGGAGCTACTACGAATTCCAAAGCTACGTAAGCATATCAAGCGCAAGATGCAGCGCATCGAACTGTACGAGACTAAGGCTACTGGCGGAGCCATCGAGTACAAGGAGCGTGTGCAATCAAGTGTGTGCGACTCAGCTAGCGACTGTCTGAGTATGGCGGTTGACCTAAGGGTGGAAGTTGAACGAGATATAGATGAGCTGCATGAATTGGTGAACAAAGCTGCATTATTTGCTGATACGTTAAGCGACCCACTGGAGAGGGATATCGTGTATGCAAGATATGTACGGGGGTTAGAGTGGGAAGAATCTGTTGATTCATTGCATTGGGCTAGGTCGTGGGTTTTTAAGAAGCATAGAGATATTATACGTGTTCTCCAAAAAAGAGACTAAAGAGGACTTGAAGAGACCCACATCTTTGATTTATGATATACTCAAGCAAAGCTAGAGAGGGGGAGAATAGACCCCACACCCGAGTTTTCCTTACAAAGACTTAAATCGTTAAGAGACGTGGCAGGTAGTCACGTCTTTTTCGTTGTGATACAATCAGGGCATAGTCTTGTAGGGAGGATAGATAATGAAAATTCAGCACATTACTCTAAATGGAGACACTAATAAATTTAAAAATGAAGATATCACGGAGACACGATTTAATGGGTTTTCGCATTTTAATGAATTTGATATTAATGTTTTAGATTTAACGGATAAATACATTTGGATAAATAATTATAATTATACAACGTATGTGAATTGCCAAAAGGATTTTGTGTCTATTAGTAAAATTATCAATGAAATATATTATGAAAACACATCTAAGGTATTAGTAATATTGCCACAGAATAGCCGCTTTAGATATGATCGAAAAAGTGCTAATGAATATTATAAACATATTGATTTAAAAGATATGGTTGAAGATCTAAGAGATGGTGTTTTAAATCCTTTGTTGGTCTACAGCATTAGGTTAAAATATGCCAAGTCAAAAACCATAATAGATGGTGAAGAATTCAATTCTGATTTCTTAATTAATGACTCGGATAGCCTGAGACAAAAATTATCAAATAAATCTGGAATAGTATCAACTAATGATAAAAATTGTTGCTACACAACTTTAGAAATTTTAAATAATGAACAACTGGAATTATTCTTAAAAAGAATTGGCTGGATCAAAGAGAACAAAGAAAACGTTCCTGATTGGATGGAGGACGTAACTATGTTTGATGATGTAATTCAAAGAGAAAAGATTAAAATAGCAGAGCAGGAAATCAAAGACCAAGAAGCAAAAATAACAGCTGCCAATGAAAAGCTTATCGAGAACGAAAGATATAAATCTATTTTGTATACACAGGGTGATGAATTAGCTGATGTTGTAAAGGATATGATAGAACAGCTATTTGATATAGACTTGTCTGGATTTACAGATGTGAAGAAAGAAGATTTTGCGTTCAAGTTAGATGATAAATTCGTAATTGGCGAAGTGAAAGGTGTAACAAGTCAAGTAACTACGCAACATTTATCTCAGCTGGATAATCATCTTACTAGTTTTTCAGAAAAGAACAGTGTAAGTGAGGATGATGTGATAAGGCTTTTAATTATTGACAGCCAAAGGAAAATACCTGTAGCTGAACGAGTTCCTGTAGATCAACAACAGATAGATAAAGCCGAGAATAAATATGGCTCGTTGATAATTGAGACAAAAGAATTCCTTAAAATGTTTGAAAAATTTAAGAATGGAGATTTAAACAGAGAGGCTTGTATTGATTTGATAAATCAAAAAGGAATATTGAAAATAGATTAGCACCAAAGAGTCCTTCGGGGCTCTTTTTTAGTACTTACAAAACGACGAAAAGAGAGGTGGTGAGGCTTGGCAAAGGAAAAGTACGAACTAGCTGAACAAGATTATATGAACGGCATGAAATATAAAGACATTGCCGATAAATATGGTGTTAGTCTCAACACGGTAAAGTCGTGGAAGAAGAGATATAACTGGGATAGAAAAGGGTGCACACAAAAAAAGAAAAAGGGTGCACACAAAAATGCTATTGCACAGCTTGGTAACAAGAATGCTACGGGTCCTGCGGGCAATAAGAACGCCGAGAAGTACGGATTCTTTTCAAAGTATCTCCCGGAGGAAACACTTGATATCGTACAGGCTGTTGAAAAGGCTAATCCACTTGACCTATTGTGGCATCAGATACAGATTGCTTATGCTGCCATTATCAGAGCGCAGCGAATTGCGTTTGTGGAGAATGAATATGACAAGACAATTGAACAAGTAGAGGCTAAAAAAGGTAATATAGTCGGCGCAAAATGGGAAGTACAACAGGCATGGGACAAGCAGAATAACTTCCTTAAAGCCCAGGCGAGGGCTCAAGGAGAGCTACGGAGCTTAATAAAGCAGTATGATGAGATGCTACACCGCGACTGGGATATGGCAACGGAGGAGCAGAAATCAAGAGTTGAATATATTAAGTCAAAGACAGCTGCTGTCAATAAAGCTTTAACCGGAGAAGGAGCAGAGATTGAAGATGTTGATGACCTAGAGGAAGAGATATATGGAAGTATCGAAGAGTAAAGAACCTGTTAAGAGAAAGAGTATACCTTACAGGTTTGGAGAGAAGCACAAGGCATATATGAGGCGATCTAGGGACTGTACATACAATGTTGCAGAAGGCTCTATTCGTGCTGGTAAAACGACGGACAACATATTCGCTTTTGCTCATGAGCTGAAGAGATCACGTGACAAAATTCATTTGGCCACAGGATCAACACTTGGAAATGCAAAGCTCAATATTGGAGATGCAAATGGCTTCGGGCTTGAACATATATTTAGAGGACAGTGTCGCTGGGGAAAATTCAAGGGTAACGAAGCTCTGTATATACAAGGCCCATCAACAAAAAGAAAACTAAGAGTAGTTATATTTGCAGGTGGCGGTAAGGCTGATTCTTATAAAAAAGTTCGTGGTAACTCATATGGTATGTGGATAGCTACAGAGATAAATCTGCATCATGACTCCATGATAAAAGAGTGTATCAACCGTACAGCGGCCGCAAAGATGCGTAAATTCTTTTGGGATTTAAACCCAGATAATCCATATGCATCGATATACAAGGATTACATAGACAAATATGCTGAGAAAGCAGCTGCAGGTGAGTTTCCCAGTGGATATAATTACGAGCATTTCACCTTGTTTGACAACGTAACGATTAGCAAGCAGAGGCAGCAAGAACTGATGGCAGACTATGATCTTGAAACAATATGGTACAGGAGAGACATACTCGGAGAGAGGTGTGCTGCCGAGGGTATCATATATAAAAGCTTTGCTGATAATCCAAGCAAGCATATTCGGATATTCAAGGACTATAGCGAAAAGCAGGAATGGTTAAGAACCATACACTTTATCTCAATAGGGATAGACTTTGGAGGAAACAGATCGCTAACAACATTTGTAGCTTCAGCAATCCACTACAGATTCCGGGAGATCGATGTAGTGAAAGACGCAAATATCGAAGGGAAAAAGGGGGATATAGATCCGGACAAGCTTAATAAGAGCTTCTTGATATTTTACGAGGAGCTGAAGAGGGAGTTTCCAGGAATCCCTATACTCTACATATTTGCCGATAATGAAGCACAGTATCTGATAAATGGATTGGCCAAAGCATGTAGGGCAGCGGGTATCACAGCAAGCATAGGTGATAGTGCAAAGAAGAAGATTACGGATCGTGTGTACTGCGGTAATACATTGCTGGCTAGTGGAAGGATGAAGGTATTACCGGAGTGCAAACTTCTGATAGCTGGTCTTAAATCAGCAATATGGGATCCAAAGGAAGCTGAAAAAGGAAAGGATGTTCGCCTAGATAATTTTAGCAGTGACATAGATATATTAGACGCATGGGAATATTCATGGGAGCGATTTATGAAAAAGCTGCTTCCTGAATCCAAAAGGAGTAACTGATGAATATAAATACCGTTATTGATCACTTAAATAAAAAGTACGACATAAATCTTGATAGTAGCTATTACCAAAATATATCGATATGGAGAGACTGGTGGATGGGATATTATGCTCCGTTTCATACCTTTGCAGAGGTTGGTTTAGATGGCAAGAAGAAAGAGCGCAAACTCTATACGCTAAAGATGGCGAAGCAAGTATGTGAGGACTGGGCATCAGGACTACTGAATGATGAGCTGCATATCGCTATTGATGATGAAGCATCCGAGACATACATACTCGGAGAAAAGGATGATGCTGAAGAGGGAAAAGAGGACAAGAAACCTAAGAAAGATATATTCAAGGGAGTGCTTAGAAACAATGCCTTCCGTCAGCAAGGTAATCGACTGATAGAAAAGAGCTTTGCATTCGGTACAGGTGCATTTGTGTTAAGAGCCGAAAATATAAAGCTCGGTAGGAATAATAAGATAATCCCAAACCCAGATATAAATATTCGGATTGAGTATCTATCTGCAGACCACATAATCCCTCTGTCTGTACATGCAGGCAAGATAACAGAGGTTGTATTTACATCAGAAGTGCTGCAGTTAGGTGAGAAGATGATATACCTTGAAACACACAGGCTGATAGATGGACAGTATGTAATTACAAACGAGTACTTCAAAGCTGAAGAAGGTAGCCTTATAAAGCAAGAGCTTCCAGATGGAATACTTGAAGAAATGACAACAGGGGGAAACGTTCCTCTGTTTTCTATCGTTATGCCAAACATTGAGAATAACATAGCTCCAGGCTCCCCTCTAGGAATTTCCGTATTTGCAAATGCAATAGACAACCTTGAAGGCGTAGATCTTGCATATAACAATTTCAATAAGGACTTCAAGCTTGGTGGCAAAAAGGTATTTATGAATAGCCGCATTGTTCGTAGAAATGAAAGGGGAGAGACTATCACTCCTGATGATGTAGCACAGCAGCTATTTGTAGAAACAGGTGATGACCTGATAGATGATGACGGAACGAAAAAGTTCATTCAAGAACACAACCCATCCCTCAGAGTATCCGAGAATATAGAGGGCGTTCAGGCCCAGCTAGATTTACTATCGTTTAAGTGCGGACTAGGAACAAAGTTCTATCACTTCAATAGTGGTACAGGGGCCGTGCAAATAACCGCGACAGAGTATATGGGTGGTCGTCAAGATTTGACTAGAAACACAGGAAAGCACTCCTTGGTTGTTATAAATGCACTTGAGTCACTTATCAGGTCGATACTGTGGGTTAGAAAGCAGTTCGGGGGCGGTGAGCTAGACCCCGAAACAAAGATTGAAATAGATCTCGGAGACAGTTTCATTTCTGATAGTGCATCTGAAAGGGCGCAAGATATGCAGGATGTAAGGGAAGGTATTATGAATAAATGGGAGTATAGAGCTAAGTGGTATGGAGAAAGTGACGACACTGCAAAAGCTAATATTCCTGAAAGCACTTATGAAGAGGATCCATTCGGGTTTAATCAAAAATAGAACAGCTGATAGTTAAGGAGGATATATGCTTACACCGGAATTCTTGCATGAGGCACCAGAAGGCTTACTTGAACTATATAGAGAAGCAGAAGAAGCAATGTTGGCCGATATGGCAAGACGTATATCCACATATGATTTCTATATCCCAGCTGCACAGTGGCAGAAGAAAAAACTCAAAGCAATGGGAATGATGGAATCCGAGATAAACAGGAGACTGTCACAGCTTACAGGTAGAAGCCTCCAAGAAATCAAGGAGCTTATGAAAGAAGCGGGAATGGAGACAATAGCTAGTGATGACCGAATCCATTCGATGGCAGGAAAGAAATGCCCACCACTAGAAGCTAGTCCATCCCTAATCGCAACAATAAATTCCGGTTATAGGAGGACAGAAAAGGTATTTCGTAATCTTACAAGAAGTACCGCTATTAATGCATATAAACAATTTAGCAATATACTTGACCAGGCATATATGCAAATATCTTCTGGAGCATTTGATACAGAAACAGCCATAAGAAATGCAATCAAGGCATTAGCTGAAAAAGGGATTGATTCTGTAAGATATCCTTCGGGGCGCGTGGATAATATAGAAGTGGCAGCTAGGAGAGCTATTGTTACGGGTATTAATCAGACAGCCGGAGATATGCAGCTCGCCAGAGCGGAAGATGTCGATAGCGAATACGTGGAAACGACAGCACACGCCGGAGCACGTCCGGAACATGAGGTGTGGCAAGGCAAGGTTTTTAAACTGCATGGTGAAGAACCGGGATATCCTAACTTCTATGAAGCTACAGGGTATGGAACGGGACCAGGGCTATGTGGATATAATTGCAGGCACAATTTTCATCCGTTCTATCCTGGATTATCAACTCCTGCTTATAGCGATGAGATGTTGGCCGAATATGCAGCTAAGGATTACTTATACAATGGCAAGAATTATACAGAGTATGAAGTATCTCAGATGCAGAGGTATTACGAAAGGGCTAGGAGAAGATGGAAACGAGAATACCTAATGCAGGAGGCTGCGGGTCTTGATACAACAGAATCTAGTGTAAAGATGCGCTCATATATGGAGAAACTTAAGAATCTAGAAGCGCAAACAGGTGTATTGTCGCAACAAGACCTCATGGCGGTAGCAGGTTTTGGAAAAGTAGAAGCTGGTAAAACTCAATGGGAGGCAAGAAAATATTACAAACGATTTCGTGAAGCTTATTCACTTGAAGGTCAAGGGATGAGAAAAACACTTGCAAGCTATTACGACATGAAGTACAATAACCCTCCTGAGTACAAGATTTTCAAAAAATATATGTTGGCTGTTAATAAAGCTGAGTTTTCCCCACTAACTGGGTTTTTTGTATATAGAGAAACAGCACGTCAGATTGAAGAGCAGATTATGGGGCTAAAGACGCCGCAGAATATCGAGATTATGGATTATTCCTCTCATTTTGTCGGCAGAATGATTGGGCGTTCTGCTTTGGATAGAGAATATAATAGAGCAGGTGTTAGTGTTGAGCAATTAAAAGCTTGTATAACTAATGGAAAAGAGAAAAAGTCCGAACGTCATAAAGATACTATAGTGTTGATAGGCTCAGGATGCCAAGTTACATATAATCCTAAAACTGGTATGCTTGTACAAACTAACAGAAAGGATAGAGGGATATGATTGTTGTAGAAATAAGCGGTGAAGAACAAGAATTTTTAAAACCATATGTAGAGGAATGGTCTGAGCTAGCAGCAATTAAATTGGAACGTACTGATATTAGGAAATACCTTGATGCTCTTGATGACATGATTCTATGCTATGGTTTTGATAAAAAGATGGAGTTCTATAACGAGATTGGGGAAGGTGCACAATTGATATATGATCGCGTTTTAGATGCATGTGATGATTATGATGACAGAAAAGGTGAAGAGGAGTAATAGACTCAAAACGTTAAGTAATAGTTGGATTTTAAAGCAGGCCAAGCGGTCTGCTTTTTACATGCAAAGAAAAGGAGGGATAATGGAATCCTTAGAATTAAAAGACAAGGTAAATATACTTGGGACAGAATACAGTATCAAGAGGCAAAAGGAAAAAGAAACTTCCAAGCTAGAACATTCAGACGGCATCTGTGAATTTTATTCAAAGGAGATTGTAATTGATGACTTTGAACCAACTTCGGAAACAGTTGCCAATCCAAATTTATATAAAAAGAAGGTGTTAAGACATGAGATTGTACACGCCTTTCTATATGAATCCGGACTTGATGTAAATTCAGAATGGGCAAGAAATGAAGAGATTGTTGACTGGATAGCACTTCAAGCTCCAAAACTACAAAAAGCATTTGAAGAGGCAGGGTGCTTATAACATTAGATAAATTGCAGAGGGTGCGCACCTCTGTTTTTTATATTCGCCCAGTCAAGGCGTAAAACTGACGGAATTTTATTACTCGCCTGCTCATCGGCGTAAAATGTGAGCCGCATCGGCGTCGCCTGCCGTAAAAGATTGCGTAGCGGATAAAAGAATGGAGGACACAATGAAAAGAGAAGAGATCGAGAAAGTTTTGAAGGAAGCTGGAGTATCTGATGAAAAACTGAAAGATACCGTCGAAAACATCCTGGCAGAAAATGGCAAGGATATTAAAGCAGCACAGGACAAGACAGCACAGGACAAACAGAAAGAACTTGATATTGCTGATCAGACTATCAAGGGTCTGAAAGAGAAGGTCGATAAGTTCGATGGGGTCGATGTTGACAAGCTGCGTAATGATGCCAAGGAATGGCAGGATAAGTATGATGCTGATATTGCAGCAGAGAAAAAGAAGACTAGCGACCTACAAAAGGAATACGCCTTAAAGGATGCACTAAGAGGTCAAGGTGCACTGGATCCTGATTACATCATGTATAAGCATGGTGGCATCGATAAGTTTGCTTTTGATAGCCAGGGTAACCCTATTGGTCTATCTGACATCCTAAAGCCAATGATGGAAGCATCCCCCGCATTGTTTAAAAAGGATGATGCCGACAATGGTGCAACTGGCGGAGCAGGTGGATTCTCAAGTGGTGGAAATCACGGAGGCGGAACAGAACCTGATCTCGACAAATTATCGGATGAAGAGTATTACAAAAGACTCGAAGAAAAAGAAAGGAAGTAAGAATTATGCCAAACAATTTTCTTGAAGTAAAAAATATCGCAAGACAGACACTGCCTAGACTAATGAACAATCTAGTGTTCCCTAACCTAGTGCACAGAGATTTCTCAAATGATTTTGTTCCAGGACTTGGAACCAAGATTCAGGTTAAGAAGCCTGTAAAACTCATTGCAGAGGAATTCAATGAGTCACAGGGAGTTAAGCCACAGGGAGTCAATGAGGAATCTGTAGAGGTTAAGCTAGATAAGCTAGCTACAGTAGATGTGGAGTTTAGCGCAATACAGAGAGCTACTAACGTAGATGACCTAAACAGACTCTTTCTTGAACCAGCAGCAGTCGCTCTGGCAGAGAAGATAAACAATGATGGACTAGATCTATATAAGTTCATTCCTACGGCTGTGGGAAAGGCAGGTACGACACCATCTGAACTAACGGATCTTGCAAATGTAAGAAAGCAGCTTAATAAGCAGCTCGTGCCAGTTGCTGGAAGAGTTGGAGTGTGGGACACCGAAGCTGATGCTGCATTCTCCACTGTACCAGCAATCGTTAATGCTGAGAAGTCAGGTTCTACGAGTGCTCTCAGAGAGGGCTCAATCGGTAGAGTAATGGGACTCGATAACTACATGTCCCAGGCTGTGAGAAAACATACTGCAGGTACGCTTAAGGTGACTGGGGATAAAATCACCGTTAAATCTCAGGTTGAAGATTCCGATGAGGTTGTTCTTAAAGGAGCAGGCATGACTGGAACCCTTGTAAAAGGAGACATTATCACTATTGTGGGTAATCAGTATTTAGTCACAGAGGATACATCAGCTTCTGGAGATGAAATCCATGTTAATGTAACACCAAAGATCACAGCAAATGCAGACGTGCAGGCAGTGCTACTCAAGAGCCACACTGCAAACCTTGCATTTAATCCTATGGCTTTTGCATATGTAACAAGACCACTTCAGGCACCAGCAGGAGTTGAGAGCTACGTAACTAGCCACAATGGAATCTCTCTTCGTGTAGTAAGAGGTTACAACATGGAGAAGAAGAAGGAAATGCTGTCGATGGATGTACTCTACGGTTACACAGCGATTTACCCTGAACTTGCGACAAGAGTGCTTGGATAAGCAAGGAGGCCTTAATGGTTGAATATAAGTTTTACACGGACAAATTCTGCGGCAAGGCAATATCCGAGGAAGACTGGCGGGGGCGTGAAGCTTTCGCCAGTGCTTATATTCGAAAGCATTTCGTAGGATTTGATGTTGATGCAGATGATTATAAGCATGGTATATGTGCTGTTGCAGAGGCAAAGCAGACCGTAGATCAGGGGGTGCTGGAGAGTCAGACTGTAGGTTCATGGTCAAAGCACTACAGCGTGAATAGTATGTCTGATAAAGATAGGCTCCTTAATGCAGCCATGCTATATCTATCCGAATATCGGAAGGGAGTTGAGTGGGCGTGAACATGTTTACGCAGACTGTAACGATTTATCACGAAGTGGAAGACAAGAAGTGGTTAACAAGGGTGATAAATGATGTGCATGTAGAGAAGATCGCGGGTGAAACAATCAGAAAGCACGGTGTTGAAGCTGCATCTAAACTGATTGCATATATACCACTTTCATCTATCAATGATGTAATCATAGAAAAAGGTGACATCATATACGATGGGATTTCACCTGTAACAGCCATAAATAAGGCAAATGATATCTTATATCACAAGGACGCATTTCTCGTCACATCGGCTGAAAATTTTGATTTTGGTGATGGGCAGAAGCATATAGTGGTGGTGGCAAGATGACAAACAAAATAGAAACACCACGGGGGTGCATTGTTATAACTAAGGATGGCACTGCGGAGCTAAAGTGGAATCCAGGATTTGGAAGTCAATGGGGCAAAAGCTTTGATAAAGCTCAAAAGTTTATTGACCATGAAGTAATTAGGTTATGCAGCCCAATGGTTCCATTTCGCTCGGGTATGTTAGATAAGTCCGGCATACTAGGAACTGTACCAGGTGAAGGTGAAGTAGTGTATAACGCACCATATGCTAGATATCACTACTACGGAAGGCTGATGGTTGGGAAAGCACCTAAGAAGCTTACAAACCGTAATATGCAGTATCACGGAGCACCTAGGAGAGGTCCTAAGTGGTTCGAACGAATGAAGAGGCAACATCTACACAGCATACTATCCGGAGCTGCTGCAATAACGAGGGGATAAAACTAATGAGTATCATTAAAAATGTACAAGATTATTTAGCCAAGTATGATGGAATGCAGCTTATAAATATGTCAGAGATGGAAACGGACTATACACCAGGAAAGAGAGGAGTAAAAGGTGGAACTTCCGCACTTGCACCAACAGGGAATTCTAGAACGAGGACGGATGTTCTTGGGAATAAGACCTATGAAAATTCATATATCTTTTTCGCAAAGGATTTGGCCGTAGATAATTCTGCGAGAGAAGATATGTATGACTTTTTGGAGTCTCTTTCAGAATGGATTGAAACAAAGATTGATGAAGGACTCCTCCCTGAATTACCAGGTAAGTATGAAGCGATCAATCTAGTTCCATCAAATCATATGCTGTATGACATCGAGGAAAGTGGTGCAGGAGTATATCAAGTAGAGTTAATACTAACAATCAAGAAGAGAAAATAGGAGGACAATATGAGCAATGTAATTAAAAGAGAACTATGGCAGACGTTTTTAGGAATTCCGGATGCAGGTGGAACCAACTTTGACTACGAGGCAATTGGAGAAGATAACGATACATTGACTGAAGAGCTCAATGCCAATGTCAGCAAGACCAAAAATGTTCTTGGTAAGAACAGTACGGCAGTAGACGGTTATTCTCCAAGTATGTCTGTTTCGCCTTATAAGGCGGATAAGGGGACAAAGACCTTTGCATTTCTAAAAGGAATTGCTGATGGTCTCAAGACACATGGTGACTGTGAGACACACGTAATAGACGTAGACCTATTTGCTGAACCAGAATCATCTGAATATCCAGCAATCAAGAAGGGTGTAATCGTAGAGGTTAAGTCTCTTGGAGGCAACACGGATGCTTTCCAGATTCCTTACGAGCTACACTATACGAATGTGAATGAGAAGGGTAAGTTCAACCCTACTACAAAGAAATTCACAAAGACTCTATAAGGATAAGAAAGGATAATAGGTCATGGCTGGTACAAATTTGAATTTTGATACCGGGACAATCACCCTGTATGTGCAGGGTGATCCATCCCGGAAGTTTTCGTTTAATCCTACAGATCAAAAAGTGCTCAAAGGCTTTTTGAGACTGGTTGATGAAGCGGAAGAAAAGATGAAGGATTTTTCAAAGAGGGCAGAAGGTATTGAGGAGTCAGGAGATATTACTGAAGCTGAATTCACTACTCAAACTGCAGACCTTATGGATGATATAGATATTTGGTTTAGAGGTGCTTTTGATAGTATTTTTGGTGAAGGACAGGCTCAAATTGTTTTTGGAGACACATCCTCCGTTGCTATTAATAGTGATGGGGAATATATCATGATAGCAATGCTCATGGCCTTGTATCCTATCTTTGAGAAAGAAATTCAAACTAGATCCGATAGAATCGACAAGGTTTACTCTGAAATAGTAGAGGAATTACCTACAGAGAAAAAGGAGCTGCCTACAGAAGAAGTAATTAATGCTACTGAAGAGGCAGAAGAAGAGAATGCTGACACTGATATTGCCGAATAGCATTAAGCTAGGAGAAAAGGAATATTCTATCAGGAGTGATTATAGAGCTGGTATCCGTTTGATGCAGATGTTTGAAGATCCTGAACTGACAGACAGTGAAAAGCTTTTTATAGCAATGAAGGTAATCTTCAAAGATGCAGTAATTCCAGGAGTTTATTTACAGAAAGCACTAGAGAAAACAGTGTGGTTTCTAAACGGTGGAGAGCTGAATCAAACATCTTCTGCCGGCAATCAAAGAAGACTATATTCATGGAATCAGGATTTGAGATTCATAATAGCGGCAGTAGATAGAACCGTGGGGGTTTCCGTTCGTGGAAAAGCCTTTTTTCATTGGTGGGACTTTCTATCAGCCTTTTCAGAAATAGGGGAATCCAGTTTCACAACGATAGTATCTCAACGTTTGCTGAAACAAAAGGGTAAGCAAACAGAAAGTGATATTGAATGGTGGGCGGAAAATGCAGATATTGCAGAACTTAAGGTTCAAAGGTCAAAAGAGGAACAAAATGCTGTAGATAGGTTCAATAAATTACTTAAAGAAGGGAATGGTTAGTTATGGCTCAAGAATATGCAGGATATCTGATGTTCAATACAAAGCTCGACTCAGGTGGCTTTAATAAGGGCGCTAAAAAGATAGGTGGCATGGGAGGTAAGCTTACAGATCAGCTTGCAAAATATGCAAAACGCGGAGCTATAGCTATGGGAACAGCTATTACAGCTGCTATGGTATCTGGTGTTAAGTATAATGCTCAAATGGAGCAGTACTATCAGTCTTTTAAGACAATGCTTGGTAGCACAAAGGAAGCTACAAAGCACATGCAGATGCTCAAGAAATTTGCCGCAGAGACACCGTTTGAAATGACGGATCTAGCAAATGCATCTCAAACGCTATTGGCATTTGGAGAGAATGTCAATCTGATAGAAGGTGACCTCAAAATGCTTGGAGACATATCCCTTGGTAACAAGGAGAAGTTCTCGGCATTGGCTCTGGTATTTGGTCAGGTTAAGTCACAGGGCCGTCTGATGGGGCAAGATTTACTACAGATGATTAATGCAGGCTTTAATCCGCTTACTATCATATCCAAGAAGACCGGAAAGAGTATGGCGCAGTTGAAGGATGAAATGGCAAAAGGTCAAATCACCTTTGATATGGTAGCGGATGCTATGAAGACAGCAACATCTGCAGGTGGTCAGTTTAATGATGCTATGAAAACGCAGTCAAAAACTGTAATCGGTCTTTGGTCTACCCTCAAGGATAATGTCCACGCAAAACTTGGAGAAGCAATGGAGAGCGTAAGCAACATAATTAAATCATCACTTCTTCCTAACGCTATCAAATTCGTGGATAAATTCAACGTAAAAAAGACTGTAGCTGGAGTAAGAACACTTATTGATGTTCTCAAGATAGTATCTCCTCTTATTGCAGGTTTATATGTAGCACCAAGAGTAACTTCTGGTGCTGGTGCGCTAGCTGGCCTTTGGAGTAGAGGACTGCTAGAAGCAAAGAAATACAAAATTGAGATGGCAGCTATTGCACGTTTGAGCTTGAAAGGTACCAAGGCAGAAATATCCGGTGTTGGTGTAGTGGTTGGATTATTGACTCAGAAGCTTACACTTGCAGAAGCAAAGACTCTTGCGCTAGGTAGAGCGCAAGCTGTAATGGCCGGAATCAACCCTTATGTAGCTATAGTAGTTGGTGTACTGGCGTTTGTAACAGCAGTGGAGCTGGCAAAGAAGACGATGCAGGCACATGCTCTGGAAGCAGACAAAGATTACAGCGCAGTTTTAAAACTTGCCAAGGCTAACGAGGAAGCGGAGAAGGCATATAACAGCCAGAGAAGAGCAGCTGCAAATGATATGATTCAAAAAGGTGCAGAAGTAGAAAACGCTATTAATCTCAAGAGAGAGCTTGATGGCATCGTGGATGCATCCGGACGTGTCAAAAAAGGTTATGAAGGTAGAGCAGCTGCAATCGTATCAATATTGCAATCTCAAGGTGCTGAAATCAGCATGCAGAATGGCGTAATTCAGAATTACGGAGAACTTAGCCGAGCTATAGATAATTACCTGGTTAAGAAAAGAGCTCAAATTGTGCTTGATGCATATGAGGAATCGTATAAGACTGCGCAGAGAAATATTCGTAAATCGACAGAGGCATACACCAAAGCTAGTAGAGAGCTTGATAAGCATACCAAATCTCAAGCCGAAATTAATAGGATGTCTGCAAGGCAGTTAAGCGAATACGAAGAGCAGCAGGCAAAACTCATAAAGAACAAAAGCAAGGCGGCAGCCCAAGTTAACAAATACAATAAGGATATTACCAGGTATGAACAAGCACTCGCTGAGTTTGAAAAAGGTAATTACTCCAAGATTAATGCAGTGCTAGATGGTCATGCTCAAGCGATGGCTGATATCAACAAAAAGAACAAGAAGCAGCTCCGCAAGCAGAGACAAGATACAGCTGAAGAGCTTAAGGCATTGAATAAGCTATATAAGAAGACTGGATCAGATAACGTAAAAGCTGCTGCAGAAGCTAAACAAAAAGAGCTAGCTGCTATAGATTCTAAGCTGGGAGAACAGACTGCGAGAGTCAAAGGTAATCGTGGAAAGATGAAAGCTGCAACTAAGGATATGATGGGTGGCGTACAAGAGGGCATAAAGGAATCAGATATATCTATTGATGATCAGCTGGATAAATTATCAGAGTCTCCTAAAAATTATGCTGGTGGAATTAAAGCTGCGATGAATAGTTTAGTATCTGCAGCAAACAAAGCTGCAGGAGGAGCAAACCTTAAAGGCGCATTCACTCCTAGATTATCTCAGCTATCAAGTTCTCCTCATGGGTGGAGAGGTACAATTTCATCTGCTATGTCATCCCTCATGAATGCAGCACGTTCAAGTGCAGGTAGTGTTTCGTTTTATGGTGTCGGATACAACGCAGGTACAGGTATTAAATCCGGAATACTTGCAGCAAAAGCACAGGTTATTGCTGCAGGTATAGCAATAGCGAATGCAGTTGTCGATAATATGAAAAAAGCAATAGAGTCTCGGTCTCCATCAAGGAAAACGGCAAGGCTTGTCGGAGCACCAATTACGCAAGGTGTGGGAGTTGGCATGATGCGCGAATCAAAGGCTCTGTATAAGAAAGCTAGACAAGTTGCTAATAATACAGTGGCTGCTATGAAGGTTGATCCGATCACCATAGGACTTGGAGTAAAAAAGCAAATTAGCATTCCGAGTGCTGCGAAAGGAACAACGCTTCCAGTACAAGCTAGGACCTCAATTATGATGCAGTCAAAAGAACGAGGATTACTTGATAAACTCATAGATAAAGTTGAGCAGATTAATGCAAGACCAATCACGCAAGAGATTAACTTCCATGAAAGAGTTTATACACCTGCAGATGCTCGTGATAGATTGGCTGAACTAACTCGTTTAGGATTGGAGGTGGATGCATAAATGATATTTCTGAAGTTTATCAGAGATGATGGTGCCATCATGAATATAGGAGATGGTGCAGAAGATTACGAACTGCTCAGTAAGACTGGTACAAGTAACGTAGAAGTTGAACAATACTACGATGCAAAAGGAAGTGGATATGGTGATTGGCATTCAGGAGAAAGAGTTAAAGGTAGGACTCTGAAATATAAAATTACAAGTCATACAGGGATAACGACTTCACGAAGATTTATGGAGTTCTTTTTTAACGTACTTCATAAATTCAGAGTGGAGTCGTATTTTAATGGCAGAGAGGTTTACCTAGATGCTGAATTACTGACTCCTAAGCATACAGAGGATTTATATTCTCATGAAGAGGTTGAGATTACTTTTTATGCAGCTGATCCATATTGGAAGTCACTTGATGATACTGTAAGAAACTTTTACACCCAATCTGCACTCTGGCATTATCCGTATGCATTTATTGAACCAAATCAAAATCTCCCGGCTAATGCATATACTGTATTTGAGAGAATCAACGTAAATAAAACAGTTTACGTATATAACGACGGAGATGCACCGGCACTGTTTACAATTACAATTCACGGTGCAGTTGATAATCCTGAAGTGAAAATCAATGATGCGCTAATAAAGTACAACGGAACAGTCGGTTCAGGAGAGTCTCTATACATAGATTCTGAAAACGGAATCTATCAGCTGGATGGCAAAAATGTTTTAAAAGATATGATTGTGCTTGGTGAACCTATGTTAAAGACAGGTGATAATACACTGGTCAGCAACAAGGAAATGTTTGGTACTGTCAATTACCACAAGCTGTATAACGGAGATATGTAATTATGAAAGTGTTTGCATTTGACGAAAATATGAACCGCATAGGAGAACTAAAGTATATACAACTTCTATGGGATAGGAACAATACAGAACCTGGAGGATTTACGCTCTATCAGCAGTCAAAGCATTATATTGAAGCTGCTTACATAATGGCCGAAGGTCGCAGAGAGGTTGGTATTGTATACAAGCCTTCGTATAAATCCGATCCAAATGGTCGATATGTCACAACAGAAGGTAAGTTTGCAGAGGATATGACCAATGATGCTACAACAGGTCACGGAATGACAATTGTTGCATCAAAGCGCATGAATGATCAGTTTATGTCGTACCTAAATGCCAAAGGCATTAAGGAAGCGAACGATAGTGAGTCCATGAAACAGAGAGATGAAGTAATAACACGCTGTCTTGACGTAGGAGTGGAGATGTATCGAATCTTGGCTCTTGACCAGGAATCATTTCAGATTAATTGGAATGGTGGTTGGGAAATTAAGTTTGTTAAACCTCGCGATACAGGTATTCGCTTTTCAAAAGGAATTGGTAATGCGAAAGAAATCGTCTACTCCCAAGATATGTCTGTATATAAGCATAAATGCACAGGGTATGTAGAAATCCCAGATGACGTTGTAAAAGAAGGCTATAGCGGAACTTCCTATGTAGGTGGCAAATACTATGAGTCAGATTCTTTTACAAGCACTCTTAAAGTTGAGGATAGATTTAAACAAAAAGAGATGTCAATGGATTTCTCTATGCCTGAAGGACTTGATATTACAGCAGCTAACAAATCTAAAATTAAAGCGCAAATTGTTCAGATGTGTCAGCTTGAACTTCTAAATCATTATGTAATTAGAGATATTGAAGTTACACCACTACAGATAGCAGGTTGTCGATATCTAATAGATTACGATCTTGGAGATATTGTGTTGGTGGAAATTCCAGAAGTGGGAATTACATACGAAGCCCAGATTATAGAAGTCCATGAAGTTTGGGAAAAGAATACACAGACCTACACTATAACGCTGGGGCACAAGAAAATTAAACGTTAAAGAGAAGAAATGAAGAGGTGAAATATGAGAGCATTTCCTTATCAATCAATATATGATCAATCGGCGAACCCTCCCTGGGACCGTTTGACTGGAGCGAGCGACCACAGAATTGAAGCATTCGCAAACTGGACAGATGGAGTATATCCAGGTGGATGGGAGACTACTCCGGGAGTGGGGATGTCGGTTGTAGTGAGTCCTGGTATGGGCAGAATTAGAGGGATTTTTTGTTATGATGATGACCCTCACACAGGAGGCTTATCCACCGAGAGTAGGACACTTGCGGTTCAGGCAGCAGATGAAAGTTTGGATAGGATAGATAGAGTTATTGTTAGGCATAATGATGCCCTTGATGTAAGAGCAACGGATTGGTATATCCTTAAAGGGGCTCCATCTGCGAATCCATCAGCACCTGAGTTGACAAGAAACAGTAGCACATATGAGTTATGTGTAGCTGAAATCTTTGTAGCTAGGGGTACAAATGCTATATCTGCACAGCGTATTACAGACACGCGCTTAAATTACAATTTATGTGGTATCACCACAACGAGAGTAATGGATTTAGCAATTGATGAGATTAAGAATCTGCTAAGTTCAGCTATAGATGGAACCACTGCAGGAAATTTACGAAATAGCATGTCTAAAATGATAACAATTGAAACAGATGTCAAAATATACAGCTCTGCTGCTGTTGAAGATAATACGTATGCTAAATATCCTTTTAGAATCGATATACCTATTAATCGCTGTACAGAAGAACACATCCCAGATATTTATTTAGAATCGGGGAAAAGTGATCTAGTTTATGAAATTTGTGAGACGCGATCAGGGTTTGTAAGAGTGTATGTTTCAAAAAATAACTTTGGCAACATTACAATCCCAGTAATAAGGCTAACTAAAGAAGTTACCGTTTAATCAGAAGGAGGATACGTAATAATGGCAATAGGCAAAGTAAATGGTGGAGGCAATGGTTCACAGTTGAAAGTTGCAAACAAGAGTGTAACAATAGCGACTAACGGTGGTGTGGCAATGTCGTCGATATCTATGGCAGAGCTAGGAATCCCACAAGATAGTGAGGTACTGCTAGCACAAGTACATCCTTTACATAAGGCTGACACCGATGATATATGGACAGCGGTGTTTTATGGATATTCTTGGGATAGTTCGAAGAAAACCGTTGAAATTGCAGTCAACGGAAGATTGACAGGACTACAAAAACAGGTCTTTGAGATTAATGTTTTGTACCAATAAAAATATCTAATAAGACTGGGTTACAAGCCCAGTCTTTTTTATGGTCAAAGAAAGGAGGTTTGAAATGTCACCAGAAGCATTAGGAACAATCATATTAGGGCTATCAACGTTAGCAGGCTTAATTTATAGCCTTAGCAAGCTAGTGAGTGAACCTATAAATAGGTTAGATAAATCTGTATCAGCATTTACAGCTCAAGTTGAAATACTTAGTAAAAATATTTCGAAGATTGAAGATGATGTAAAGGCTCAAGAAATGCATGATCAGGAATCACATACACGTATGTGGACGAAGCACAATGAACACGATAACCGATTAAATGAACACGAAAAAAGAATTGGAATTCTTGAGAATAGAAAGGAGAAGTAAGAATGAAAATTAATTGGAGAGTTAGATTCAGAAATTACGCATGGCTGACAACATTTATGCTCGGTATGATTGCACTGTTGTATCAGTTCATAAAAGTGATTAATGCGGCAAGACAAGGAGTACCACCACAAGAGCTTTTAGAGGAGACAGCAAAGATGCTGTTATTTTTCCTGTGGCAGATTGGCGTAATAACTGACCCAACTACCAAAGGAACAAGTGACTCTAAAATGGCTATGACTTACAAAAAGCCTAGAGACGAGATTGGAGGAGAGCACACACCAGGATTTACAGCGATATCACAAGAGGAGCACGATCCATCAGATGCACCAACAGACAAGGAGGTGTAAGATGAATGGGAATAAAGTTATAGAGTATGCTAGAAAATTCCTCGGACAAGGCTCTGCAACATTCGCAGATTGGTACTATGGTTCATCCTCGTACAGAGGATGGGCATGGTGCGCAGTCTTTGTGTCATACGTACTCTCCCATTTAGGCATTAAATGGGAGAAAAACAACAATGTCGCTAACGCACAGATTTGGTGCAGCAAAAATCTGAAATGGGTAAATCTGTCAGAGGCACAAGCTGGCGACATTGTTATATTCTGCTGGAGCGGGAAAGGAAGTAACTCCGGGAGCGGTTCGAGAGACCACATCGGGTTCGTAATAAAAAGAAATGCGAATGGCACACTTACCACACTCGAGGGAAATACAAGCGGTTCAAAAGTGGCTATAAGAATTAGATATCCAAAGAATATCAGGAATATTTATAGACCAGATTACTCAACCGCTCCAACGGTAGGCTGGATACAAGATTCCAAGGGATGGTGGTATAAAACTAAAGAAGGCAGCTACTATAAATCAACATGGGCACAGTTAGATAGTGCGTGGTACTATTTTGATAGTTTGGGTTATGCGGTTACTGGATGGAAAGAAATAAAAAACAAGTGGTACTACTTTGATAGTAATTGCAAGATGGTTACAGGGTGGCTGTCAATTGGCGGTAAGTGGTACTACCTAGAGCCTAACGATGGAAGTGCCTATATAAGTGGTATGCATGCGATATCGGGCAAAAATTACTACTTTAACTCTGATGGAGCTATGCAGGTTGGTTGGGTAAAAACTGACAATGAATGGCAATTCTACAATGATAATGGTAGTAGAGTTGAAAAAGGATTAGTTATGGGCGATAATGCTGTCTTTGCTATCAAGGATGGAACACTTATCACTAATGGAACGGTAGACATTAAAGCAGACAAAGACGGAGCTATTTCCGTTATGTAATTGAGCCGTTATGTAATTGAGAGGGTAGCTCCCTCTCTTTTTTTATTGTATCTATACACGAACTGTACACGAAAAATGTATAATTCAACTTTTTGCATATAGTGCTAAAACGCTATAAACATTGATAAATACACGTTTTAAATCAAACAAAACTACTTAAAATCAATATAAAAAACTCCCATGTCCTCCGCCAAAAGAACCTTGCAATTTCAACGGTTGCAAGGTTCTTTTTATTTATTCCGTGACTTTTTCGTGACTATTTTTGATGTTTTTAAACATATCATCAAAGTTATTTGCGACAGATTGTCCTATATCGTTCTCGTCCTTAAATAGGTGGGTATAGATATTAAGTGTAGTTGATTTATTAGAGTGACCCATTAAACGTGACAAGGTGACTAAATCAGTGGCCCTCACTAGCCACGATAGACGCATATGTGTGACGTAGTTGATGATAGTTTATATGTTCTATTCCTATTCTTTGAACATACTTTGTTAGCCTCTTATTGACTGCTTGCGGTGATAGTGGTGAGCCATCTTCTGCCATTATAAGATATTTGCTATTTATCCATGCTGCACCTAGACGTTTCTTTTCGTTTGCGTGATATTCCCTTAAATCAGATATAGCTTGCTGAACGAAACTGGGAACAGAACAGTATCGTTTGCCTGATGATGTTTTTGGCTCTTTGATAAAGTCCGTTCCGTCTTTCGAGCGGTAGCGCGCCTTATCTATTAGTATTCTGTTTCCGATAGGAGCGTCCTCAATTGCAAGAACCTCACCATGCCTTAAAGAACAAAATAGGGCTAGTTCAAACAGGACTTTACTATCTTTTGGTAGAGTGTCTAGGTTGTTTATAAATACGGCTAATTCTGATGGGGTGAGTATTCGATTAGATTTTCTTGTGTTGTTTGGAATAATAACGTCATGGCAAGGATTATAGGAGAGAATATCCCATAATACAGCAATGGAACAACAACGTGATAGAACACAATATGTTGACCTTATAGTTTTAGGAGAATACTTGTGTTTTATTCCGTTTGAGCGAGTATCTGTTTCAGCTAGCTTGTCAATCCATTGTTGTATAAATCTAGGAGATAGATCGCCTACGTTTATATCGTTCAT